CTCTGGTGTAATGTACTCAAGAGGTGTCGTTGGATTTGTGTTTAGTTGTATGTTACGCATTTGAATGTAACCACCGGGTAGGTTAAAGTATTGCTGGTCTACTGTAGCGTACATTGTACTTCTTACTTCCATAGGGCGAATGCGTAGCTCCCTATTAATCCTAGCTTCTGCTAGTGCAATAAAGTCTGGTATCCTTGCGGTCAAGTCTGACCTGTCTAACCAGTCTGCTATTGCATCTTTTAATTCTGTAAATGTACCTAATGCCATTATACTTTTCCTTTAGTAGTTCGCCACATAGCGTTGGCTGGGTCGTTCATCCAGACTTTCATTCTTTCTTGGTTTCCCCATATACCTTCTCTCATCATTTGTTCTACTACGATCAGGGGTATGCTTGCCACTTTGTGTGACATTACTGAGTCACCTTTGTATTGTGTGTTTTTGTTATGGAACTTGTCTTTTGTATTTAGCTCGGCTAGTTTCTTAACTACCTTGTCATCTTGTTGACTAGCTATTGTAAGACTTCCATCTAAATTTGTTATGATTTTTGTATCAATTGCCATAATGTAAACCACCCCAGTTGCCTAGGGTGGTAGTCGGTTATATTAACCAGTAGTGTATCTAATCTTACCGTTAGCAGCTTCGTTGCCACAACGTAGACCGTACTCAACTAGAAGCATCTTCTTCTCTGAGTCACCTTCTTTAGCGATGTCCACAGTTTGGAAATCACGAAGGTAATCAACTGACCACATATCGTGGTCTAGGAAGTATACAACGTCTTGGTCACAGAATCTATCCATAACAATGTTGTAAGTACCAAAGTCTGATACATATACATCAACTGAGTTTTGAATAGTCATATTGTTATCTGCAACTGAGCGAACCGCATCAGCACGACCTGACATAGCTGTGATTAACTTCTTGTTAGTCGCACCTAGTAAGATTGTAGAGGCTTCTCCGCCTTGTGTCCATACTGCTTCAGCAACAGCTAGAACGTCAGCTTCAACCATTGCAGCGTGTGAACCAGAAGTACCAGCGTCAGTGACGTTAGTAGTAATCCAGTTAGCAGCACCACGAGTCTCACGAGCAGTTGATGCGTTACCCGCAGCAGCAGCGTTGTCAGCTAGTAGTGAACCTTCCATATCACGCTTAAGCTCTTTAGAAGCCTTTGCTAGTTGGTGAGCCATTTCAGACTTCTTACCAGCGTTGTTTACAGTCTCGTGAGTACCAGTAACCTCAACAACCTTTTTAGAGATTTGTGTTTGGTTAGTCGCACGAACAGTAGCAGTAGTCGCAGCTGTACCAGCAGCGGCTCCTTCAACGTGGTAGTTATTAATTACAGCAGCAGCGAGTGCTTCTGTTTGCCACTCAAATAGAGTGTTAGATACTGAACCCTTGCCAGCAATGCTGGACATAAATGGAGTATCTGTTGGTGAAATATCATAGATGACATCTGACAAATCCTCACGGATTGCAGTTGCATCGTATGTCTTAAATTGCGTAGGCATTATCCTATCTCCTTAAAGCATATCATAAAATATAGAAGCGGCATCGTCTTGCTTGCCTGACTTCTGTAACCTTGCACGCTTTTTCTTAATAGCTTCAGTTGCTGCATCTTCTTTGGAGTTGCCTCTTCCAGACTTTTGTACTTTAGGAACTTTCTTAACTGCCTTTTTCTTAGGAGCAACCTTAGTTGTTAGCTTGTCATATTCCATAGCTTTCTTAATTACTAAAACACTACGGTGGTCTGCTAACTGGTTAATCTCTTCTGGCAAGAAACCTACTGACTTGGCGTACTCTTGTACGTCTTTCTTTATAGTAGATTCCTGATCGTTCCACTCAGGTAAAGCCTCAACTAGTCTATTATATTCTTGTTGAACAAAGTGAGCTCTAGCTTTTTGTGCTTCGTCAGCTTGTTCTTGTTGTATAAGAATTTGCTGTTGTTGCACGTTTTGTACTTTTTCCTGGGCATCTCGGTACTCATCTTTCTTAAGCATATATTGATATGGGTCTTCTGTTTTTAAAGATGTCCAATCAACATTTTCAAACTCTTGAAGTTTACTGCTTTGTTGCTCTTGCAACATTTGTAAGCCATTAGCGTACATTTGCCTCTCTTGCTCTAGCTTCTGACGCTCGGACTGGATTTGCTCCGTCTCCTTACGCTGCTCTGCTAATGCCTGAGACTTACGAGTGTAGTCAGCTTGCCTTTGGTATCCGTTTTTAAGTTCTTCAATACCAACCTCTAGTTCTTCTCCGTCTACCTTAATGGTATACTTTAAATCTTCTTCGGCTACTATTTCAGTTTCTTCTTCCTCTTCTACCTCTTCTTCGGTTTCTTCTTCAGCTTGTCCTTCTTCTTCTTCGGGGGCTTCTTCTTCTACCTCTTCAGCTTCCTCTGTTTCCTCTACCACTTCCTCGTCAACAGGGGTATCGGTTTCCTCGCTTGCGGTTTGCTCTTGTGAGTCCCACATATTAAGGATTTGGTTTGCAGCATCTTCTGCTGAACCTTCTCTTACTCTTTCAAATCTACCTTCCTGGGTGTTCTCTGCAGAATCCATCGGTCTTTCTCCTCTACTGTGTTAAAAAATCTTCTTGCTCCCTTTCAGCAAGTTTGCCTGTCTCCAGCACTGATGTTATATGTTGATTAACTAAATCTAGTGCTTTGATTGTTATATACAATCTATCTCTTTCCACTTCCTCGGCAACCTTGGTGTCAAGTAAGTATTGTATTAATGCTTCTTTGACTGTGGTTAGAGCCTCTACATATAGAGGATGTTCTAAAATCTGTTTAGCTTGGTCAGCCCTAGCTAGCTCTTCTCCCTTCTTCCCCATATTAGTTTCCTATCTTAACAGCTCGTTCTTGTTCTCTCTCTAATACAAGCTCTTGTTGTTTAAGTGCAAGCTCTGCTTTCTTAATTTCTAGTTCTTGTGCTTTAATCTGCATATCTACTTGTGCTTCTTGTCTTTTAAGCTCCAAGTCTTGTGCAGCTATGTCAGCTTCTAATTGCATTTCTTGCTGTTTAATAGCAGACTCTTGCTGTAACTTCTGTAACTTAACTTTGATTTCTTCAGCCTTAAGCTGTGCTTCCATCTGCTTTGCTTGTTCCTCTGGACTAGGTCCTTGTTTCTTAGGAACATCCTGATCGCCTGGGTCTGTAATAAAGTCATCTACATTCTTCATACCCATAGCTTTTATCTGCTCGGCCACTAAGTTGTATACATTCTTAGGCTTGAGTAACATACCAGCAGACGGGTGCTGTGCAATCATTTGTATTGTCTGTGACAATCTACCTAAGTGCATTAGGTTCATATCCTTATTGCCAAATCCTAATCCAACTTGTGCTACGCAATCTACTTTTTCTTTCCACTCGTGTGGGTACAACGTAGTCCATTTGTTGTTTAGTCTTACAATTTTTTCTGGTTTTTCAAACTTTTGTACTAACATATAGACAGAGTTTGCTAGGTCTTTCATACCCGTTTCAGCAAATATTCTGGCTATTAATTCTATTTTCTGCTGTGCGGCAGTCATTACTTGACCAACACCTGTAGCAGTTTGGTGAGACTTTAGCCCACCCTCAGATAAACCCATTGAGTTCTTGCTAACACCAGTTCGTTCTTCTCTAATGCTGTCTAAATACCCTAGCATATTAAAAGAATTCTGGTCTAGTTGCGGTGTCCCTAGTGGGTTTACCGCACCTGGTGTTCGTACTCTTACGATTCCACCTGGTCTAGAAGTCATTAGGTCATCTAGATTCGCTTGACCTTCCACTACTTCGTATCGCCCATTGTTTGTTAGATACATATTGTCTAACAAGTTACGCATTAGTGTAGTCTTTATGAGTTGAAGGTCGGAGATTAAGTCATAAATACTCAGACCGTAAAACTTATGAGGCATTGGTATAGGTGTAAGGGAGGAGAAGGGAACACTATCCACAGCCTCATTATCTAACAGTTCATCTCCAACCTTCGTTACTTTTCTTAGTTCAGCAATGCCATCGTTGTCAAAGTCAACACGCATGTAACATTCTGTAACCCAAATTCCATCATCAATGTCACCCTCTGGTGCATTGTCTTGTTCGTGTGAGAATCTAGAAAGTCTTTCAGCTTTATAATCAGCTTCATCATTACTAAATATATTCTC